TTACGGCACCTGCCGAAGGGCCTCCACTTCCGCTGCAAGCTGGTCGAGAAGGCACTGGAAGAACCGCCGCGCCTGCTTCAGGCGCCATGCGTCCGCCACCGGATCATAGATGATGTCGCAGAGGGAGACGACGACGCAGGACGCCGCCTGTGCAAGAGGTCCGGCGCCTGCTTCGCGCAGGATCTTGAGTGCCAGGGCGTACATGCGCCGGTAATTATGCGCCTCGCGAGCCTCGGCCAGCCAGGCTGTCATCCGCTCCGTCATCGAGCCCCCTTTTTTCCGTCCGGGCATCAAACCCCGAATCTCAAGAAAGGGTCCGCACTTAAGGAGGCGTCGTGGACCTGTGGTTATGGAAGGGTAAAAAACAGGGGGGAGCCCGGAAAGGTTTTGATAACCTTCCCGGGGCCGATGGCGCTCATCGCCGCCTAATGGCAGTGCTGGCGGAGATGCGTCCATAGATCGACAAGGCGCCGCCCAGCGCACCGCCGAGCGCAATCGCGAGGTCGGCAATGTCGTCCTGCACGTCAGGCGCCAGATCCACCCCCGCCATCTGTGCAATGGAAGCCGCAACCGCGATCAGCGCGCCCCATACCGTTTTCGACTGATACCAGGTCTTCATTCCGTCCATGCTCTGTCTCCTTCTAGGTTTGAATGGTGGCGGTCGCCGCAACCCCGAGCGGCACCGCCCGGCCCAACTGGCGCACCCGGATGGTCACCGCCGGCTGCAGCTGGCCGAAATCGGTGATCTGCTCGTCGAGACTGTAGAGGAGTTGCGGGGCCGCGAGGTCCGCCGAACGTCGCACGGTGGAACCGTCGAGAATGTCGACGCGATAGCGCTCCTCCGGCTCGTCGAGCGGAATATTGGCGGCATTCCAGTCGTCCGCCTCCACCCTGCCCCGACGGATCCACTACAGCAGCAGGTCGCCATTGGCTATCCGGACCGGGCGCTCGCCTGCTCGTAGTTCAAGGCCGGATTATAGGAACCGATCACCACTTCGGCGGCGAAATCGCTGTCATGGGCGCGGGTCTCGCTCCACAGCGGCTGATCCTCCACATCGGCGAGCACATCGATGACGGCTGGCGGCAGGCTTGCAGCGCCTCGCGACCGGAACCTGAGCCACCCCGCTTCCTCGATCACGTCGATCCGGAAGACATCGAGCAGCGGCGCGAGCAGGCCACGCGCCGAGGTCACCTCCGCCTGCACATAGCCGACGAGGTCGCCGCTCACCTCCGACACGTCGAAATCGTGAAAACCATGATCCGTCAGGATAGCAGCGATCGTATCGGCCAATGTCGCCGCGCCCAGCCTGCCGTTCAACCAGTGGCCACTTCGCCAGTTGCCGCCGTCGCTCCAGGCCGAAAGATCGGCGGGAACGGCAGGATAGGGCCGCGCATCCCAGGTCCAGACGAAGACACGGTCCGGGTCGACCGGTCCGGTGTCTTGCCCCTGCCAATGCCGGTGATGTGCCTCCAGGAAGCGCCGCTGCATGGCATCGGACCGGGCGAGGCTCGAAAAATGCGGGGCGGCACTTTCGGCCGATTTCGGATCGACGAAGACATTCGGCTGGTTGGCCCCCTTGTCTACCGCCGGGCAGCCGAGTTCGGTGAGCCAGATTGGCTTCATCGCCGGTTGCCAGCCGGTCGGCTGCGCCACCTCCTCGCCGCCGAGGCGATCATGATGATAATTCGACCACCAGCCGGCCAGATCTTTGGGCCGGAACACCCAGGGCTTGCCCGCCGCCCCGTCGGTGATCGGCGTCCGAAGGCGTGCAGCTCGATCCGCATCGCTCGCATAGTACCAGTCGAAGCCTTCCCCCGCCGCGATTTGCGCCCCCATCGCCTCGCCGTCCTCGGCGAGACGGAACCCGTCGGGATTGGCGCTTGCGAGATCCTCGTCGCGCCAGTCGGCAAGCGGCATGTAGTTGTCGATGCCCACGGCATCGATCGCCGGCGACGCCCAGAGCGGGTCGAGGTGGAAGAAGACGTCGCCGGAGCCGTCCTGCGGGTGATAGCCGAAATACTCGCTCCAGTCTGCGCCGTAGGTCAGCTTCGCCTGCGAACCGAGCATCGTCCGGACATCCTCCGCCAGTTGCACCAGTTCCTCGACGAAGGGGAACCGCCCGGCCTCGTCGCGCAACTGGCTCAGCCCGCGCAGTTCCGAACCTATGAGGAAGCCGTCAACGCCACCGGCTACGGCTGCCAGTCCGGCATAGTGCAGCACCATGCGCCGGTAACCGTCCGCGTCTTCGGCAAAGGCCGCCACCTGGCTTCGCGCCGTGGCCGTCTGGTCAACCGTTCCGGGCCGACCTGGTGCGGGATGGCAGGTGATGCGGCCGCGCCACGGGTAGCTCGCCTGCTCCGCGCCGCCATGCGGATCGGGCAGGCCGTTGCCGGGCGGGACGTCCATCATCAGGAAGGGATAAAGATAGACCTCCAGTCCTCGCGCCTTGAGGTCCGCAATGGCCTCACGCACGCTATCGTCGCTCGGGGTGCCGCCATAGGCCGGGCCGCCCCCGTGCCGGCTGACGACATGCGCATCGGCGCGCGTGAAACCGGCGACCGACCAAGGCGAGCTTTCGTCGTCCCGGTGCGGCACCTCCACACCCGGCAGGATGCGGCAGTGACCGGCCCGCAGGTCCGTCCCGAACCAGCTGACGACCAGAGCCACCCGCTGGAGATTGGGGCAGAGCGCCGTCAGTTCGTCAATCGAGGCCTGCCAGTCGCTCGTCGCCGTCAGCGTGTGGCGGTTCATGATCCGGGCGCTGCCCTCGCCCGTCTTCTCCGTCACCTGCACGTTTGCATAGCCGTGCTCGGTCGCGCCGGGAATGATCGTGACCGCACGGAGCTGCCGCTCCAGCGCGCCGACCGGACGCAGCACCTCGAACTGCAGCAGCGGAATACGGTTGCCGAACGGATCGAGCGGCAGGCGTTCGAAGACGACATAGGCGAGGCCGCGATAGGCAGGCGCGTTGCCCATCCCCTGCTTTGCCTCGATCAGCGGATCGGGCAGCTGTTCCTCCCCGCCGCGATAGACACGCATCTCCACGTCCGTCAGGTCGATCTCGCGACCGTCCGCCCACACCCGCCTGATCCCGGCAATCTCGCCCTCGCACAGCCCGATCGCGAGGTTGGCGAAGTAGCGGAAGCTCTCAACCTTCGGGCCGCTCGCCTTGCCGCCGGAGCGTTCCCGCCGCACCTCTTCCTCGAAACGCGTCGCCCAGATCAGCGTGCCGCCGATCCGAGCCGTCCCGTAGACGCGGCTGACCGGCGCGCCCTCGTCTGCACCCGGAATGCGTGCAGTCGCCAGCCGCGCTCCAGATATCGTCCGGCCACCATTGATCAGCGCGCGATCCACATAACTGCCGGCCAGCCCACCCGCCGCGCGCCCAAGCATCGCGCCCACAGGACCGAAGACACCGCCGAGCGCCGCGCCCGCCGTCTGGAAGAGAATAGTGGCCATGGAAGCCCCTCGCGCCATCCACTGGATGCGCGCCTAGATTGTGCTAGGGTGATGATGTTCGGGAACAGAAGCAGCGAGCGCCGCGCCAGCCGGCGCGCCGGTGAGGACGGGCCCCACCGGCCTCGGCAAGGGCCTTGCTCTCGAACCTGGAGGTAATGCTATGAAGCACACGCCGATTGGCATTGCGCTTACCTTGAGGATAACCCGGACGGGCTGGTCAGTGACCGTCCGGGTATACTTCACAAAGTAGGTCCGCGGTGGGCGAGGTAGCAGCCTCGCTCACCACTCCTGAATATAAGCTAAGAGGCCCGCTTTATCAATTACTGCCCACTTCAGGGAACCGGTGCACCGCCACGATCCGCCGGCGCCATGACGGCACCAGCGTCGAGCGGATCACCGCCGCCGCCTGCTCATAGGCATGGATGAAATGCCGTGGCCCCGCCAGGATGCCCGCATGCTTTGCCGCGCAATCCGGCCGCCAGCGAAAGAGCAGCAGGTCACCCGGTGCGGCGGCGTCCGTCGGCAGCGACGGGCCGAACAGCCGCAGCCCCGCCTCGAGCAGCCGCTCCTTGCCGCTCCGCTCCGCCCAGTCCGGCGCATAGGTCGGCACGGTCTCCGGTTCGTCGCCATAAATCTCCCGCCAGATGCCGCGAACGAGGCCGATGCAATCGCAGCCGACCCCCTTCGTCGCGCCCTGGTGACGATAGGGCGTGCCGATCCAGCCCTCCGCCAGCGCGACGATCCTGGCGCCCTGCCCGCTCATGGCCCCGCTCACGGCCCCATTCATGGCCCCATTCATGGAAAGATCGCCCCGCCATCGTGACGTCCTTCGCGGGCCGCATAGGAATAGGCGAAGTCGCTGCCCGGAACATGCGGAAAGCCGCGGAAGTTGACCTGGTTGGAAAAGCGGGCGCGGCAGGTTGCGAAGGTCTTGTCGCAGCCGGCGGTGATGGTGAAGCCCTGCCCCGGCGCCAACACGTCCCCGGGCGCCCCTTCCAGCGGCAGCCAGAAGGAGAGTGCCCGCGCGCCGCCCGGCAGCCGGCGATCGCCCTCGACGTCGATTTGCCGCCCGTCGGCGAGCGACAGGACGCCGAGGCGGAAGAATCCTTCCGCGAACCCGTCCAGTCCGCCGACGCTGATCGTGCTCCCGTCCGTGACCGCCAGAACGCTGCCGCTCCCCTGCCAGGCAGACAAGTCAACACGGCAGCGTGCGTCGCCGAACTCGGCGTCGCAGCGACGGTTGTAGACGCGCCCCTGCGGCTGTGCGAGGCGATGGACCATGCTGCGCAGCTCGGCGGAAAAGGCCTCGCCCGACCGGGTCACCTCTCCCACCTCGCGCATGTCGAGCAGCATGTGGGTCTCGGGCGCATCCCAGTTGACGAGGAAACGCTCCACGCGCGCTCCGTCATAGAGCCCGGCAGCCAGGTCCTCCTCGCGGATCACCTCGCTGGAAAAGCCGCCCGCCACCTCGTCGACGCTCGCAGCAAGCCCGGTCGCGGCCTCCACCTCGCTGCCCGCAAAGCCGCTGGCGGCCTGGAAGAGCGTGCCGTCGAAGGCAAGATCATGATCGTGCTCGGTGAAGCCGAGCACTGCGCCATCGCGCCGCGTCACCCGCCAGCAGTGGCAGGTGGTGGTGGCCTCGCCCGCAAGATGCGCGGCAAGTTCCTCGGATATGCTCCTCATGGCAGGATCTCCGTCAGCGGAATGGTCGGAATGCGCCCGGCATCGAAGTGACTGAGGTCGACGTCGATCCGGTCGGTGTCGAAGCGGACAGGCACGTCGAACTCGAACCCCGCCCGCACCACCGAGCCCGCTTGCGGTACATGACCGGGATCGAATGTCACCGTACCGGCCACGGCATCCACGGCAAAGCTCGCCGGTTCCATCGCGACGCCATCGACCGAGACCTGCACCGTCCCCGCCACCGGCTTGGCGATCCGACGCACCCAGCCTGTGCCCCCGCCGCCATAGGTCTTCACCAGCGGAAAGCTCGCCGTCACGCCGTCGCCAATGGCGATCTGCTGGTCGCCGCTGGAGACCGCCGCACCCGGCGCACAGGATTTCCAGTCCAGCGGGTCGCGGAAGCGGAAGCCGTGCAGCCGCCCGCGGCGCGCCTCGAAGAATTCGAGCATCGCATAGAGATCGGCGACAGACTTGATGCCGGACCCCGCATCATAGCTGCGGCGCGAATCCCGCCAGCGGGCATTGCGGTTCTCCCGCCCGTTGGACAGGTTGACGATATCGGTCCGCCTTACCGGCCCGCCGCTCGTGCCGAGCGCCAGCCGCAGCGGAAACTGCACCTCGTGAAATCCCGTCATCGCTGATCCTCGTTCTTGCGGGCGGAAATCGCTCTCGCCCCGCCCGCTACAGCCCGCGCTGCCCGCGCCCGACGCTTCTTGCCAGCATGGCGGCGAGCTGCCCCTCGCTCTTGCGGAAGCTCGCGGCATCCGTCGCGGTCACGTTGAAGACGATCTGCGTCGCCGCCCCGCCACCGCCCGCCGCGACGCCCAGGACGCCATCCGGTCCGCGCCTCAGCGGCAGGATCGCCTCCGCCCCCGCCTCGCCCATCAGGCCGATATCGCCCCCCATCGGAAAGAAGCTGGGGCTGCGCACCACGCCGCCATCCGCGAACGGCACAACCGATCCCATGAAGCCGCCGATCGCATTGCCGAGCGCCCCTTCGAGCGGCTTCAGCGCCGCCGAGAGCGCAATATCCGTCAGCCGGCTGCCGAGCCCCCGCAGCACATCCTCCAGCCCCTTGCCGCCGACCGTCGCAGAGCGCAAAGCCCCCGTCAGCGCCGCCCCGAACCGCTGCGACCGCGCCTCCAGATCCGCCATCACGCGCGAAAGCTCCTCCGCCTCGCCGATGGTATCGGCAAGCGAAATGTCATCGTCTTCCATTGGGAAATTCCTTTCGTGGACTGAAGCTTCAGAAGTCGTAGAAGAGCTCCGCCGGAGCTGCGGTTCTCCAGAACCTCGGTCAAAGAGTCGCTGAGAACCGCCAGGATCAAGACAGTCTTTAGACGCTCGACCACTCAAACGATGATGTGCGCCTGTCCTGAAATGACCAAATTGCCGTGGAACAATGTCGCCTCCACAACACGAGAGACCATCATGGCAAGAAAGCTGATCTGGGGCATTCTCGGGGGCGTTATTCTGGGCGCTGCATTTGGATATGCCGGAGGGAATACGCCAATCGGCATTGCCGTCTGCATCGCCGCTGGCGCAATCGCGGCGGGCCTATGGCACTACATAGAAACACGACGCGCTTGACCAGAGAACGGTCCGGAAGATGATCATCAAGGTCACCCAGTTCTTCGCCCTTTTAGTGACGGCCCTCGCGATCATTCCATCGGCAGCTTAGATGGCCGACGTGGACGGCGCTGGGTGCAGCGGTCTCATTGGGATTGACGTTCGTGATCTTCTTTATGTGGACGGCCCCAGCAAACCAGGCAACCGAGAACTGGACCAGCATACCGTCGGACTGGCAGGTGCTCAGGCAGCAGTGGGAGTATTCGCATGCAGCCAATGCGCTCATTTGCCTTGTGGCCTTTTGCCTGACATGCCTATCCGTACTGTCCTGGCGTCCAGCCTAATTCTCAACCTATTGTGTTCCCGTCAGCGCCCCCCGAACCGTTGCGACCGCGCCTCCAGATCCGCCATCACACGCGAAAGCTCCTCCGCCTCGCCGAGGGTATCGGCAAGCGAAATGTCATCGTCGTCCATTGGGATTACCTTTCGTAGACGGATGCGTGGTCCGGCTGCCGGGACGTCCTTCCTCGTTTCGAGTACCGGTGGCGCGAGCCGGAAGGAGGTCGCTATTCGCTGGATGGGGAAGCCGTCCCTGATGTCCGAGAACTGGACAATCCGGGCTCCCACTGCCCGGAGACGGAGCGGACACCGTAACATAAACGGGAACGAAGTTACGTTTGGTAGGTTTCTTCAATATGGCTGCGAAGAGACCTGTTCCATCGGCCCGAGCAGAGCGCCTTTCCTACGAGGACCGGCATCGACAACTCCTCCAAATCGCACGAGGCATGGTCGGCGAAGAGGGAACAGACGGACTCACCCTTGCGCGCCTCGCCGAGCGTGCAGGTGTCTCGAAGCCTGTCGCCTATGATCACTTCCGCAGGCGGATCGATCTCCTGCTTGAACTCTATCGCTGGATCGACATCGAGAAAATCGATGCCTTTCGCGAACGCATGGCGGGCAGCAAGATTGGCACTCGGGCAACGGTCGAGGAACTGGCGCGGGCCTATATCGATTGCGCGAGCGACGTGACCGGCGAGTTTCAAGCGGTCGGCGCGGCCCTCGGCGGAACGCCGGAAAAAGCCTCGGTCTTCGCCGATCTGCTTGAGAACAGCGTTCGGATGTTCGTCGCCGTCCTCCGTCCGCATGTCGCTCTCGCTCCTTCCGAACTCGAGAGGCGATGCCGAGCCTTCGTTGCTGCTGGGGAATGTCTGGCGGCGGATGTCGTCATTGGCAGGAGCACGTCCGCCGACGCCACCGCCACGTTCGCCGCCATCATCGCAGGCGGCACCGGTCTCGAACGATTTGCCCATCGGACTGCACCGGAACTTAGAAAGGAAACACATGAAAGTCCTCAGATTTGAACCGGCGGATGCCATATTCGAACGCTCGCCCGGGCAGGACGCCGACATCTTTGCCGCGAACCTGGCGGATCAGCGGCAGGGGGGTCCGGTCACGGTCGGGTACGGAAAGTATGGCCCAAATCAGGTCATGGAGACCAATATCGTCGTCGACGACGTCATGGTGGTCCTGGAGGGAAGGGTTTCGGTCGAAGCCAATGGCGAGACCCTGACCGCAGGTCCCGGCGAGATCATCTACATGCCAAAGGGCAACGCGGTCGTTATCCGCTCCCACGCAGAAGGCGCGCTGACCGCCTATGTGACGTATCCTCACTGGTCCGAAGCGGAATAGTACCTCGTTACCAACCTCAATGACCGAGATGCGCGCGGCAGGCTGCCCTACCTTCTCGGTCATTGGGTCCGCTTTGGGCCGAAGGCGGGCGTCAGCTATGTGCCTCGAAAAGCAACTCGCACTCCTCGAAATCAGGGGCGGTAGCCGGATTGATGGACAACCGCAGGACACTTCCTCTGTCCCAAAATTTCTTGAACTCTCGATGTACCTCGTCCACTTTCAAGCGTGAGTCGGCTGCGACTTTTTGCGACGCGCGATGATCGTCCACGTCCATGACGCCTATCACGTATAGGGAAGTATCTCGGCCCAAGAACCACATTTCATGTCGCACGTTCTCGCTGCGAAGGGCGGCTGAAACTTCGTCAAGATGCTCCTTCATGAAGCTCGCCCAAGCTCGCACTATCAGCTCATCGCACGTCAACCGAATTTTCGTGGCTTGATAGCTCATGGTATCTAGTCAGGCTGACACAACGGGGCATTCGTCTGGCAAAGGAGTTCAACGACACTCGATTGTCAACGTCCACTTCGAGCCGAAATAAGACGCTCGCCTCACCCTCGAAACAGCGGATCAGCCCGAGCGGCGAAAACGACCTCACCCTCCTCGCCCACACGCCGCTCCATCCGGAAACCGCCTCATCAAGCCCTCGAGCCCGTCCCGCGCCATCTCCGGCCGCCTCGGCCGCAGCCCACCAGTCATCGCAAAAAACTCCACCGGCGTCAGGCGCCAGAATATATCGGGAGAAAGCCGCAGCTGGCAGAACCCGGCATGCATCACCGCTCCCCAGGGAAACGGTTCGGCATCCCGCTTGCCGGCTGCGGCGTTCAAGGGTCCGCGGAGGCTGCCTCCTGCGATGGCCCGAAAGTCGCCACCAGCAGTTCGCTGACGATCCTTGCGCAGCCGGCAATACCGCCTTCCACGCTCATCGCCGCCACCTCATCATCGGAATAAAGGTTGCCGGCGCCCCTGAGCCCGGCGCCCAGGATGCGGATCATGTCGGCCGCCTTCATCCGGCCCGAGGAGAAGCGTTCGGCAAGGCCGCCGAGATCGCCGGCGCCGAAGGCCGTTTCCAGTTCCGCCAGGCTGCCGAGCGTCAGGCAGAGAACGCGCCGCTCGCCGTCGATCACCGCCTCCACCTCGCCCCGCCTGCGGTTCGCCCTTGCGCCCGCACCCATCAGAGCGCCCCAAAACTTAACTGGCCTGCCGATTCCAGCGCCAGTTCGAAGCGCAACTCACCATTGTGCTCGCCCGAATATTCCAGCGCCGTGATCTGGAACGGCCCGGTCACCGTGCCGAAATCCGGGATCAGCACCTGCCAGGAGAGGATCGAGCCGGCAAAGAAGGCTTGGCGGACCAGCGCGTCGCTCGCCTGGTCCTTGAACAGGCCCGCCCCCGTCAGCGAGGCGCGCTGCACGCCGGCGCCGCCGAGAAGTTCCCGCCAGCGCCCGGCGCTTTCGGCATCCGTCACATCCACTGTCTCGGCATTGAACGCCAGCCGCCGCGACCTCAGGCCCGCCACCGTCACATAGCTGCCGCCGCTGTCGATCTTCAAGAGCAGGTCCTTGCCCTTCTGCGCCACCATTATCCCGTTCCTTTCCTGTGTGAGTAAGCCCGCGATGCCTATGGCGAGACAGGCTCCAGTGGCTCCGTCACCGCCCTGAACCGCAGCTCGGCCAGAAACAGCTTCGCATTCACCTGCCGGCGCGTCCGTGTCCGCTCATGCGCCAGGCTCACCAGCACGTGGCCGGCCAGGGTCAGCGCCGCATCCTGCAGCAGCACCCGCACGCGTTCGGCAATCTCCTCGGCCTCTCGCCGTCCGGCCGCCTCAGACCAGACGTCCAGAACCAGCCGATGCTCCTCGCCGGCCTCGGTGGCGGTGGAATAGTCGCGCGTCTCCAACTCGCCGATGACGATCGCAGGCAGTACCGGACGCGGCAGCAGCCGGTCGCGGATCCCGTTCGTGCCAATCATCGCAACAAGCTCGGGATCGGCGGCAAGCCGCACATGGATCGCCGCCAGCAGTGCATTCGCCGCGCTCATGCTGCTACCTCCTCGCAATGGCAGACGAGAAAGCGCCGCGTTTCGTGCGGATCGCGCACCAGCTTGACGGCGAAGACGCGGCTCCCGTTGCGAAACCGCTGCCCGGCCACGACATCGTCGCGGAACCAGATCCAGATCCGGTAGCTGATGGTGGCGCTCTCCGCCCCCGCCTCCTGCCGCTCAGACACCCGCACCGGCTCCACCCGCGCCCAGAGCACGCGCACCGCCTCCCAGGTCACCGCCGCGCCGCCCTGCCCGTCCGGCGCCTCCACCGGCGCCTCGAGCACCAGCCGCGTGGTCATTCGTCCCGGATCGAAGATGTGGGTCATCAGAGCCTCCGCATCCGGAACGGCGCAATCAGCCGCTCGTAGCCGGCGGGAATGCCTGCGGGCTGCTGGTCGGGCGAGACCACGCCGCGGAAGGCGAACATGTGGCCGATATGGATCAGCATCGCTCGCTTCAGCGTATCCGGCACGTCGGTTCCGGCCTCGCCGAAGCCGGCTGAAAACTCGATCTCGATGCCGTTCATCGCCTGTCCGGGGATAGGCGGATGGCGCAGCCAGAGCCGCGCCGGCCGACCCGCTCCGTCAAGAAGATGATCTTCAAGCGGAACGTGAAGCGGCGCGCCGTCCGCGTCAAAACCGTAACAGTCTGAATCGCTTGCACTGGGGATTTCGCGATGCGGATGATGCCGTCCGCCGGCCAGTCGTCGAGATAGAGCCGCCAGGCCTGCGCCATCAGGCAAAGCCCGGTCTCGCGCTCCAGGTGTTCGCGCGCCGTGGCAATGAGCGAGGAGAGCAGCGCATCCTCTTGCGTGTCATCAAGGCGCAGATGCGCCCTCACCTCGGCAAGCGTCAGCGGCTCCGCGATCGGCGGAGTGATCTGGGCATAGGTCATGGGAGTGTCCGGAGATTGAGTGTGAAGAGTCCGTCGCCCTGCCCCCCTCACCAACAAAATCTGAAGTTTAGCCTGCGGCTAAGCCTTCGATTTTGTAACCTCTCCCACAAGGGGAGAGGGAGGCGCTGAGGGCGCGGCACTGGTTCCTCTCCCCTGGTGGGAGAGGATAGTTCGCCCCAAGAGGCAAAGCCGATTGGCGGGGCGAACTTGGTGAGGGGGTTTCAGCCCTCCTCAGCTGGCCGCAAACTTCACCAGCTTGATCGCTTCGAAGTTCTGCACCCCGCCGCCGACGCGCTTGGTCGTATAGAACAGCACGTAGGGCTTGGCCGAATATGGGTCGCGCAGGATGCGCACGCCGGCCCGGTCCACCACCAGATAGCCGGAGCGGAAGTCGCCGAAAGCGACCGCAAGCGCATTGGCGCCGACATCCGGCATCTCCTCGGCTTCCGCAATCGGGAAGCCCATCAGCGAGGCCGGCTGCCCGGCCGATGCCGGCGGCCGCCACAGGTAGTTGCCGTCCGCATCCTTGAACTTGCGCACGTCGCTCTGCGTCTTGCGGTTCATCATGAAGGTGCCGTTCTGGCGGTGCCCGGCCTTCAGTGCGTAGATGACGTCGATCAGCGTGTCGGAGGGACCCGTCGTCTTCCAGCCCCCGCCGCGCCTGTCGCGACATAGCCGAGATTGCCCCAGGTCCAGGCGCTCTCCGCCACCGCGGCATAGGTAAGGAAGCCCTTCGGCTTGTTCACCCCGTCGCCGCGGATGAAGGCGTCCCCCTCCTGCTCGGCAAAGACGATGTCCACCTCGCCGGCGATCCAGGCCTCGATGTCGACGGCCGCATCGTCCAGCAGCGCCTGCGTCGCCGCCGGCATGGCATAGAGTTCCATGGTCGGGAAGGAAAGCTCCGCCAGCTGCGGCGTGTTCGTCTGCGGCCGCGCTGCCGTTTCCGCCACCCAGCCGGTCGAAAGTCCGGCGGCGGCGAACGGCTTCTTCAACACGGCGGTGGAAACCGTCCGCACCGTCGAAAGCGCCCGCATCGGCGACACGACCGAAACCCGCCGGCCGATCTCGTTGTCCGTCTCCGGCGGCACCAGGTAGCCGCCATCAGCCCCGGCGGTCGCGGAGAAGGCCTTGGCCTCCAGTTCCCGCAGCCCCGCCTCGTCGCCCCGGCGCACATAGGCGTCGAACGCGGCCTTGTGCTCCTCGGCCTCCGGCGAAAGCTCGCGGCCCTGGGAAGAACCGAGCGCCGGCCGCGCCTTCTTCAGGAGCATCTGGTCGAGCACCTTCTTCTGCTCGTCCATCGCCCGGTTGATGCGGTCCATCTTGTCGCGCGTCACGACGTCGGCCGACAGCTTCTGCTCGATCTCGCCGAGCCGCCGGTCGTTGACGTCCTTGAAGGCCTCGAAGGCCTCCATGAACTCGTCGAAGGCCGCCGTCACCGTTTCCGGCACTCCCTTGATTTCGGGGGCCTTCACCTCGGGCGCCGTCTTTGCCATGTCCGTCATGTCGCTTTTCCTTTGAAGCTGGGTTTCAACATCATCTTCGCCGCCCGCCGCATCTGGCGGACGAGTTCGGTTTCCCGGTCGCGGAAGAACCGCGCATGCTTGACGTCGGAGACGCGCGCCGAGGGCAGCATCGGGAAGGTCACCACCGAGATTTCCCAGAGGTCCGCCTCCAGGATGCGGCGCACCCCGCTCTTCGGGTCGGAACGCGCCTTCACCGTCCGGAAGCCGATCGACAGCCCGTCGAGCGCCCCGGACTTCATCAGCGAGAAGACCTCAGCCGCGCGACCGACGCCCGGCGCCAGCCGCCCCTCGACGTAGAGGCCGCGGGCATCCTCTCGGATCACCGTCCAGGCGCCGATCGGCTCTGCCGGATCATGCTGGTAGAGCATGCGCACGCCGCGCGCGCCGCGCTCCACCAGCGAATTGGCAAAGGCGCCGCGCTCGATCCTGTCCTTGCCGAGATCGACCTCGCCGAACACCGAGGCATAGCCGGAAAAGGTCCCATCGCCGGAAACCCCCGCCAGCTCCAGGCTGGCGAACTTCCGCGCACTCGGGCGCAGTATCGGGCGCTTGGGTGCACCCATGGGGGTGCGGGGCCCGCGATCAGCGTGCATGAAAGTCTCCTGCGATCGTGATTGTCTGTTCGAGAGCCGGCGGAGGATCAGCCCGCCCGCTTGCCCCATCGCTCCGCCACGCGCACCAGCGCGCCGAGCACCCACCAGGCGAGAAGGCTGGCTGCCGCCGAGCCGGTAAGTGAGATTTCCAGCCCGGTCAGCTCGTCCGCGATCCCTATCCTGTCGGAGAGCCACAGCCCGGCTGGCTTGCCGAAGATCAGCCCGCAGCAGAGCCCAGTGAAGAGGCGGCTCGCCGCCTCGCGCCGGCTCTTCGGCAACAGGTAGATGAGCGAAACACCCGCACCCGCCGCCGCCCCGGCCGCCTTCGCCGCCAGGACGCCAGCCTCGTTGCCAAGGTCAGCCATTGTTAATCTTCCTTGATTAGGATGAACGCATGGACCAGCGGCCGGCGATCACCGCCCCGCCGCCCCGGCATCCGATTGCCGATTCATTTGAATCGGTTGGCCCGGGATGTTCGTGCAGCGATTCCGGTTCTTCACGTGATGGGTGAGCAGCTTCACACACTTGTTGAGTTTGCGGCGCTCGGGAAGCCCCTAAGCGCCTTCCTCCAGATCGGCATCTTTCTCGAGATCGGCGGGTCCCTGTCTCGCATGCAGGATAGACACGATCACGATGTGGTCTTCCTGCAGAATATAATCCAAATGGTAAGGAGCTGTAACGAAGCGTCGCACGCCGTCGGCTGGTGCCACAACGACACCAACGCGAGGATGTTCGCCGAGAAGTCGCGCCGCCTTCTTGATCTGCTCGGAGAAGGCAACGCGGTCCTGCGCCCGAACTGAGCGAGATAGGCCCGCTCTCGTTCGACGTACCGCGTCGCTTCCTCCGAGAAGCGCACCTTCATCAGGCGGCAGCCTCACGATTGAGACGATCCAGCTCCGCCAAAAGCTCTTCGGCGTCCACGGTGCGTCCTGCCTCGACGTCTTCCAGGCCCCGGCGGATACTGAGCATCTCCGCCCCCTCCGCCATGAGATAATATTTCAGCGCCCGCACGATCACCCAGGATCGGCTGCGATCCGCGGTCTCGGCAATCTTTTCGACATCATCCAGAATATCCAAAGGCAGCCGCAGGGTGATCGGATCGGACAGAGCGGGTTTATCGGCCATGGTCTGCTCCTTTTTGTATTACGACGTATTACAAACCTTACGCCCCTTCCCCGGTTCCCGCAATCACCCTCAATACCCCACCGCCTGCCGTTTCTCCTCCTCGGTCAGGAACTCCGCCGCCCCCACCCTTGCCCAGAGCGCATCCCGCTCTGCGGACAAGCCCGCGATGCGGTCGAGGTCGGGCTCCAGCCGCAGCGCCTCGCCATAGGCCTCCGACAACCAGGCGGAGAAGCTTGCGGCCGTGCGCGTCAGCAGCGGCACCACCGTCAGCCGGTAGAAGGCGCGGTTGGCTTCCTGATAGTTCGCGTAGGTATTGTCGCCCGGAATGCCCATCAGCATCGGCGGCACGCCGAGCGACAGCGCAATGTCGCGGGCGGCGGCATTCTTCGCCTCGATGAAATCCATGTCCTTCGGCGAAAGCCCCATGGACTTCCAGTCGAGCCCGCCTTCCAGCAGCAGCGGCCGCCCTGCATTGACGGCGCCGGCATAGCTGCTTTCCAGCTCGGCCTTCAGCCGCTCGTACTGGTCGGCGGAAAGATTGCCGCCCTCCTTCGGCTGGTAGACCAGCGCGCCGGAAGGCCGGGCGGAATTGTCGAGCAGCGCCTTGTTCCATTCGCCAGCCGCATTGTGCAGGTCGAGCGCAGCACCCGCCGCTGCCAGCGGCGGAAAGCCCAGATGGTCGTCGAGCGGATGGAAGAGTTTCAGGTGCAGGAGCGAAAGCCGCCCCCCGCTCTCCGCCGGCAGCCGTCGCGTCATGTTTCCCGCTCGGTAGTGATAGGCGGTGATCCAGCCGTCGCGGCCCTCCACCACGCTCACCCGGTCCGGCCGCAACAGATGCAGTTCCCGCAGAGCGTCGCCCAGCACCAGCGGTTCCACATAGGCATTGCCGGACAGCATCAGGTGGCCGTAGAGCGCCTCGAAGAAATCCGGCCCCGCCTGCCGCCCGTTCGGCTGCGAAAGCAGCGCCAGGGCCGGATGCGCGCTCACCTCCGCCTCTGCCTCGTAGGCAAGCCAGGGCACCGAGGCCGCCGCCTCGGCCACCAGCCGCACGGCGCGATGCGCCACCGGGTTCTTCATGAAGCCCGCCCGTGCCAGCCCGCCATAGGAGCGGCCGGACCAGTGGGCGATTCCCTCGCCTGCGACCAACGCAAAGGCAGTCGCCGCCTTGGCTTCGACAACCGGTGCGCCGGCCACAGGTTCTCTCCTGCCGGGGCCTCGCCACGGCAGCCTGAATTGAAAGCTCATCTTGCTTCGTTCCTTGTCCCTATCCGCCAGCGGAGGCTTGCGATCGCGGCCCGGCTGGCGCCCGGCCTGCCTGCGGCTCGATCAATCCTGCGCCTTTTCCCACATGATCCGCTCGATCCGCCGCAATTCGCGCGGCGAGCGGATCTGCCGCGCGGTCGGCTTGTCGGAAACCAGGGCGCGCCGCCCGTGCTCGTGGCGCACCGTGAAGCTCCGCTCCGCCGCCACCATGCCGTCCTTCCAGGGATAGATGCCGACCGCCGTCAGTCCCAGTTCACGCAGCTCGTCGAGCTCAGCCGCCCCGCTGCAATTGTCCATGGCCGCCCGGGCGATATCCTCGAAGGTTCCGAGATCGAGATATTCCCCCACCGATAGCGGCCCCTGGAACAGCTCGCTGCGCGGGTCGCGCTCCTCGCTCGCCACCTTCTCGATGTCGCTTAGTGAGCAGAAGAGCTCCCTGTCGTCGAAGGCGAGCCTGACGAGCAGGCCCTGGATGAAGACGATCTCCGGGCTCATATTGGTCAGCATGCAGCGGGCGGAAAGCTTGTGGCCGCCACCGCGCGTGATCAGGATCTTCGGCCGCAGTTGGTGCCGGTAGCTCATGTAGAAGAGCTGCAGATAGGCCACCCAGACGCCGAGCGTCGCAACGCTCGCCACTGCCGAAACCACCCCGTAGTTCTCGCTGAGCCACGTCCACAT